TCAAGCCCGAGATGGTCATCCTCAACGGCGACATCTTGGACGGCGCTCGCATCAGCCGGCACCCCCGAATCATGTGGGAGCAGCAGCCGCAGCTCAAGGACGAGATCCATACCGTCCAAGATCGCTGTGCTGAGATCGAGCGGGCGGCAGGCTCGGCCAAGCTGGTGCGCACAATCGGCAACCACGACGCGCGGTTTGAGAACTACCTCTCCGGCCGGGTCGCTGAGGTTGAGGGGATGCCTGGCACGACGCTGCTCGACTTCCTGCCGTCATGGCGCGCCGGCTGGGCGCTGCACTTGAACGCCAAGACGGACGGCTGGGTCTGCGTCCGGCATCGCCCGGTGAACGGCGGCATCCATGCGGCGTACAACAGCGCCCTAAAGAGCGGCGTGTCCTACGTCCACGGCCACCTCCACCAGCTCAAGGTCACGCCGTGGGGCGACTACCGAGGCAGGCGCTACGGCGTGGACACCGGCACGATGGCCGACATCACCGGCCCGCAGTTCACCTATGTCGAGGCGGGACCGGTCAACTGGGCGTCAGGCTTTGCCGTGCTTACGTTTCGCGAAAAGCGAATGTTGCCGCCCGAGCTCTGTGTGGTCGAGGGCGGCAAGGCGTGGTTCCGGGGCGAGGCGGTCTAGCGCTCCCTCGGGTCCACGCCGGCGAGCATCGAGGCGTACCAGAGCATCTTCTTGGCGTCCTGCTCCACGGAATCCTTCAGCCCCAGGCGCCAGTTATATTTTGCCACTTGGCCGCGTAAGTACCCGCGAAACTCCGTCGGCGAGAGCTGCGCCTCGATGGCGTCGATGCACTCGATCTCGCCGGCCTTGTAATGGTTCGGGTTGATGGGGTCGCTCATGTCATCACCTCCACGAGAAGCGCGCAGAACAGCAGGATGCCAATCGCCGCGATGATTGCGTCGCGCAGCAGCCGAAAGAAGGCGTCAAAGTCAGGCGGTTTTTCCATCTTCCACTCTCTCCGCGAGCGCGGCGTCAAGCACGGTTATCGCAGCCCGGATTGGGCGCAGCGGTTCACACTCATCACAATCCGAATCGCCGCAGTCTGTGTCGGCGAAGCAGACCAGGAAATACAACTCTGAGCGAATCCGCTTAACGACGGCGCGGGGCAGGGTGATGTTATCGCTCACAACTTCACCTCCTTCGGTCCAGAACACTCGCCCGCCCACATCCGGGCGCAGCGGCCATCCACCATGCAGTCGGGGTAGCCGCAGCCAGCACGCTGCCCGCGCAGCCGCTCGAGCTCGGCGGCGTATTCGGCGCAGCGCTCCATCAGTTCCTTACACTTCGCCCGGTACTCGGACTCCGAGTGCGCGCGCGCGAGCCATTCCCTGTCCCAGTCGTCGAGTTCAATCGCCACGGTCCACCTCCGCGATCCGCTTGCCGATCCAGGCCATGCACGGCACGGCCATGCTGTTTCCGAGCGCCTTGTAGCGCGGCCCGTCCGGTGCCTCGGGCGACTTGCGCCACGGGATGTTCGTGTAGCCGTCAGGGAAGCCCTGCAACCGCTCGCACTCGACGGGCGTGAGGCGGCGGACTTGCATCACAGTCGCGTGGACAACGGCGACCTGCTGCGTCACCTCGCTGCTCTGCGGGCTGCGGCTCGGGTCGTTGCTTGCCGTCAGCGCAGGCGCCACCGGCTGCATCACCGTCGGCCCGCTCGCGTTGACGCTGCTGCCCGGCGTGCCAAGCGTGGCCGCGACATCGCCCGTGATCGCGCCGTTGTAGCAGTCGGTGCCGTAGACCGGCTGCGCGACCCGTGCGCCCTCGTAGCCGCCAGACTGATGCGAGCGCAATGTGCCGATCAGTTCCTCGGAGCAGTTCTGCTCGCCGTCAATGCCATACGCCACCGGCTGCGCGACCGCCACCGCAGGGTAGCCTTGGCCTGGCTTGCCGCCGCCAACCTTCAACGCGCCGGCGGTGTCGTTGACCGTAAGCTCTCCGCGCTGGTTTTCGTGGAAGGCGACGGGCTGCGCCACAAACTGATCTTGCGCCGCCGCCAGCGTGAACGCGCGCTCCTCGCTGCCGAGGTAGCCTTTGCCCGCCTGCTTGCCGATGTTGGTGCTGCCGCGCGAGCCGTCCTCGCGCTCGACGCCGCCGCGGACTTTGAATACCACCGGCACCAACGGCGTGCCGCGCCCGGTGCCGTCCTCTTCCGCCGCTGATCGCGTGGTCAAAGCGTGCGTGATGTCGCCGGTGGCGCACTTTACCTGCTGCGCGACTAGTGGCGTCTGGTTGTTGACGTGCGAGTCGATGTTGGAGCAGGTCAGGTACGGCGCATTTAGCGCTCCGCCCTCTGCGTTACCGAGGTAAGTGCCGCCTCCAACGCTAGCGGCAGCGCCTTGCCGCGCTTCCCGGCTCGGCGCAGGATTCCGCTGCACGCTTTCGCGCTCAAAAAGAACCGCTGCGGCACGCTGCCAGTCTCCAAGATGTGCGACAACGAACACACGGCGGCGTCTCTGGGCCACTCCGAACCACTGAGCGTCCAAGACTCGGTAGGCCCACCCATACCCCAGCTCCCCCAACGCCCCGAGGAAGGTGCCAAAGTCCCGTCCTCCGTTCGATGACAGAACGCCGGGGACGTTTTCCCACACAAGCCATCGAGGCCGGTAGCGTTGAGCGATCGCAAGGTAAGTGAGCATGAGGTTTCCTCGAGGGTCTTCGAGGCCCTTGCGGAGACCCGCGACGCTGAAGGATTGGCAGGGGGTTCCTCCGACAAGAAGGTCAACTGGTTCATCAGGCCACTCCTGAAATTTGGTCATGTCGCCGAGGTTCGGCACGTTGGGGTAGTGGTGCGCGAGCACCGCAGACGGGAACGGTTCGATTTCGCTGAACGCCACCGGCTGCCAGCCTAGTGGGTGCCATGCGACGGATGCGGCTTCGATGCCGCTGCAGACTGAGAGGTACTTCAATCGGAATCCTCCGCGCTGTGCCAGTCGCGCTGCCGGCGCAGGAACGTCGGCCATTCAATCTTCGTGGTCCAGCTGCGATCCTCTATCAGCACCTGGTTAGTCGGCTGCGCCGTGAATCGGCCGTTCTCGAGCTGCAGGAAATAGAACTCCTTCGACTGCGCCGGCGAGGCGCTGAACGCATCGCCGACCGGCGCCAAGGTGAAGAGGTACATGCCAGCGTGCTCGGCGCCGTCCTGCAGCCGCACCCTTGCATTCATGGAGTGAAGGTACGGATACTCAAGGGTCGCAAACTGCCACCCGTATGCGTCCCAGGTCTGCGCCTGCGCCGCGGTCCACGGCGGGGCGTCTTTATCCGTGGACAGCTGGTGCAGCGGCACGTTGCGGTACACGGCGCCGCACTCGAGCAGGACGTGACACCCGAAGGCGCGGCCGGGCCACGAGGTCAACCCGAACCAGACCGCGCGCAGCGGATCGTGCTTGCCGATGGCGTCGGCGTCCAGCCAGACATATTGATGGGTGGGCAGCGGGCCGGCGTGTGTGTGTAGCGTCATAAGGTACCGGCTGTCTGGACGGGGCCGGGCTCCGAAGTGGGTATCGCCAGACTCGAGGGTGGATGATTACGCCGCGCGCTTCTTTAATTTTTCTTGCAAATCGTAAAGCGCCCGCAGGTGCAGGAAAGCCGGCCAGGCATCGTCGTCAAGGGACGGGTAAAAGTGATGACCAAAGTCGCCGTTTTCTTTCGAGAATCGCAACAAATGATAACCGCCGTCGATCTTGCTGCCGGTGCATTCTTCATACGCCTTGGCATACGCCGCGAGCTGGCACAACATCTCAGGGTACACCCCGTTTGATGTCTTGAAGTCGCCCAGCACCAGCTTGCCAGCGAGGCGGCCGATGAAATCAAGAGTTCCGCCATAGCGATGCGCTTCGCTGATCACCTGCACCTCGCAGTCGATGATCTCTAATTGCGTACCCCTGCACCAAAACTCAAATGCGCTGTACGCCGAGCTCGCCTGGCGCTTGAAAGCGTCGCGGTCTACAACCGTCTTCGCGTCTAACGCCTCGGTAAGAACCGCCTGCGGGTCTCCGCCTTTAACCCAAGATTCGCACATTGCATGGACCGCCGTTCCGATCGCCAGCACATCCGAGCCCTCGTAGAGGCCGGCGGGGGCGGGTTCGCCGCGCCCCTCCAGAATGCCGTGATCTCTCCCGGTTTTGTAAGCCCAAAAAATTAAGGCTCCTGGGTCCTTAATTTTTAAGCATGTAGTAACCGACGGGATCTTCTTCCCGTCTGCCGCCCTGTATCCCAGTCGTGCGGTGGGCACGATCAGAAGCTCAGGTCGTCGTCGGCAAATGCCTCGCCACCCGCTGGGGTCGGCGCAGCAGGTGCCGCCTTCGCGGCCACCTTTGGCGAATCGATGATGCGGCCGACGATCTTTTCTTGCATCCAAGCCGGGAGCTTGCCGAACATCTCGCCATTGGGCGCGTCGGTTGAGTAGACGAGCGCCTCGCCCTCAAGCACCGGCGGCGTCATGCCCCTCGGCATCGGCATAATGGAGGTCAAATTCGCGTAAGTGCGATCGCCCTTCGTCGCGTGCGTGACGTTGATAAAGGCGGGCTTCCCGGCGACCTTCGACAGGTCGAACGACTTGAGCTCCTCGGCCGTGAATGCTTTGCCGCGCCAGGCGGTAAGCAAAGCGTACAGGGTCGACTTCTCGTTAAGGCTGAGGCCCACGGTGCGGCTGATGACCGCCGGCAGGTCCTTCGTCTCGCCGTCTTTCGTAATCTCGACGCGGATGCTCGGGATTTGGAATCGCAAGATCACCGTGCGCTTCGGCGCATATTGACCGCCAGGTGATGGCTGGATTCCGACATCCACAATCATATCGCAAATAGCCGGGTAAGCGCCGGCTTCCAGGGGCTTGCGGGGCTCGAAACTGCTGCCTGATGCAGCGCTGACAAATAAGCTCATTACTTCTCTCCTTCTTGGTTTTTTAAATCTACTCTTCGGATTTCGATCACGCCGTCGTGACCTGTAAAAATTGAAAGGCCGCTGAACCTGAGCGCCTGCGCCAGCTCGCCGACCGATACGCCAACGAGGCGCGCGCGGGTCGGGGCGGCGATGCTGACGGAATCAGTCCGCAGGCCCACCGACCGCTCAAGGTTCTTGTAGAAGGTGTCGACGGCGCTCATACGAACCACCGCGAGTGCTTGTGCGGCTGCACGACGCGCGCGCGGATGGTCGGGTGCGGCAGCCGCTCGCGGCGGTCGCGCAGGCACGGCCACGGCGCGGGGCGCGCGTACATGAAGAGCGCCAAGACGCTGAAGAACAGCAACGCCAGAAGCCCGACGGCGGCGCAGAAGGCGGTCTCGAGGGGAGTCATGCGGCACCCGGCAGCGACGGCGCAAAAGCGTGTCGGCTTCTGAATCTGGTCGTCACGCCGATGATCTGATTGTCTGTCAAAAAAAGCCGTGGCGGAGGAGACGACTGCCAAGACTCGACGCGCGCCACTTCTGCAAGATGCCACGCGCTCGCATGACGCACTAGCGTGACTTGAGTGCATTTGCGCGCGTACTTATAACCGCGCGCAACTGAGCCGCCCGAGACGGCGACAAAATGCGCGCCGCGACGGTCTTTTGCAAGCACCCCCGCTTCAACTATATTTTTTTCTGCTGTTATAGCAAGTGCTAAAATCTGATCTACAGAATAAGTGTGTTCTGTAGCGCGACCGTTTGCTGCTGAAAGCGTCGCGTCGATTTTGATTCTGTTTTTTTCACAGACATTGATGCTTTTCATTTTTGTCTCCTTCTTTCGCTTCTGGTCCAGCACCGCGCCGTCCATGGATAGGACTTTAGGCTATACAAAAACAGAACACAAGCCCCTTTTGTAAAAATAATTTGCTTGACGGGCTGTAGCGTACAAAATACGCTTGTCAACATGAAAAAGCCAACACCCCAGGCGGTCGCTCTCATGCACGCTATTGACAAACTCGGCGGGCAGACCGCCGCGGCCCAAAGGCTCTCGGTTACGCAGCAGGCCGTCCAATACTGGATCAAGAGCGGGCGGCTGCCGCCGCTGCGCGTGCTTGCGGTCGAGGCGGCCTCTGGTGTATCACGCAAGGCCCTGCGGCCGGATATCTACCCATGAGCACCCAGTCAATCACCCGCGCCGGCGACCACGGCCCGCTCATCACCTACACCGTGTGGCCGGATGTGTGGCCCAAGGCCAAGACCGAGCACGCCGACGCGCCATGGGTCGAGCTCGTCCGAACCCTAGCCAACCCGCCGGCGTACATGTCGAAGGCCGCCTGCCCGCTGCTCTCTCTCTGCGAGTACGGGGACAACCCGTCCGACAAGGGCTACCTGCGCCACGCCGGGAATGTCGTGCGCGTCTACGGCATTGAGGTGGACTACGACAACGAGTCCGTCACCCCAGAGGAAGGACAGGCGCGGCTGCAGGCCGCCGGGCTTACCTCGGTGATCTATACCTCGGCGTCCTACACCGAGGGCGCACCGCGCTGGCGCGCCATCCTGCCGCTCTCCGAGGCCGCGCTGCCGGCGCAGCGGGCCTACTTCGTCGCGCGCGCCAACCGCGCCCTGGGCGGTATCGCCTCGCGTGAGTCGTTCACCCTCTCCCAGTCCTTCTACTTCGGCCAGGTGCGCGGCGCCCGCTACAAGTTTCTAGAGACCCACGGCCGCTGCGTGGACGAGGCGTCAGACCTTGAGCCGCTGTACCACCAGGCACAGGGCACCGACCCCAAGACCGGGCGCGACACCCGCACCAACAAGGATCTGCTCGAGGCCTTTAACCGCGGCGAGGGGCGCTATGAGGCGATGCTCAAGCTCTCAAGCCGCTGGGCCGCGCGCGGGCTTGATTACGACGATATCGTGGCCGCGCTGGAGGATCTGCTCGCAAACGGGTCGAGCATGAACGGCGACGGCATAGACCTGCGCAGCCGCATCGAGCCGATGGCGGCGAGCGCCGTGCGCAAGTTCGCGGGCACCAGCCCAGAGGTGCGCATCAGCACGCCAGCCGTGCCGGCGCAGCTCGAAGAGTCGCCGCCAGTTGGCGCGTGGCAGGATGCGCCCGAGGCGCGCGGCATGGTCCGCAGCCTTGAGCCAGATGCTGCGGCGGTAGCGCCGGGCGTTACTAGCGCCACAGGGTTCTCGGTCGTGCTGCGCCATGTCGCCGATATCGTCGAGGAGAACCGCGAGCCGGAGTGGCTCCTGCACCATGTCATCGAGGCTAAGGTCGTGGCCGTCCTGGCGGGGCCGCGCGCGAGCTTCAAGAGCTTCATAGCCTTGGATTGGGCCATGCGGATCGCCAACGCCGGCAACCCGGTGGCGCTGCTCTCCGGCGAGGGCGGCGGTCTCGGCAGGCGCGTCAAGGCGTGGATGCAGACCTTCGGCGGCGGCCAAGACCTGCGCGCGCTGCCCGTGCTCGCCCTTGAGCGCCCCCTCAACCTCAACCGCGAGGAGGAGATGGCGATGCTGGTCGAGGCCATGGACAAGGCCGGCATCCGGCCGACGCTCGTGGTCATCGACACGCTCTCCAAGTTCAGCGCCGGCATGGACGAGAATAGCAACCAAGAGGTGGCGGCGTACCTGTCGGCCGTGTCGCGCTTCATCCGCGAGCGGTACGACGCGAGCGTGCTGATCGTCGCGCACTCCGGGCACGGCGACGCCGACCGCCCGCGAGGCGCCAGCGCCCTCATGGCGAACCCGGACAGCGAGTTCATCGTCAAGCGCGCCGCCCAGCCGAACACCCATGTGGAGGTCACGAGGCAGCGGTTCAAGGACACCGGCGAGCTGCCGAACCTTGCCTACGAGGCCGAGGTCATCGACCTGGGCGCGGCCGACCGGTACGGCGAGCGGCTGACTAGCCTCGTCATGCGCCATAGCGTGGCGCAGGGGGAGCGCCCCATCAGCGCGCAGGCGCCGCAAGGGAAGGCGCAGCGGACCGTCCTGCTCGCCCTCAGGGAGCGCCAGAAGCGGAGCGAGACGGCCCTCGTTTGGACCGTCGAGGAGCTGCGCCAGATCGGGAGGGAGTGCGGCATCAGCCGGCAGTCTGTCCACGATGCGGTCGAAAAGCTCCTCATGTCGCCCTTCCTGACGGCCACGGTGGGCGGCTCGAGGCTCTCAAATGAGTGATGTCCGAAAATGTCCGAAAGCGTCAAATTCGGACAGTTTCGGACGGTCAAGATGTCCGAAAATGTCCGAGAGTCCTTAGGACTCGGACATTCGGACATGACTTCGGACATTGGTTCAGACACGGAGGAAGCATGAGGTACAAGACAAGTCCGTTGCGTAGTGTTGCATTAGAGCAACATAGTGCAGACACGCCACTAGCAAGGCGGATGGTTGAGGGTCTGGGGCAGGAAGGGTTCCAGATTGCCAAGGCCATGCAGTCGATGTTCAACGCCAAGGTCGTCCACTACCAGGACGCCAAGGGCGAGGTCGGCAAGCGGCCGGGGTGGGCGCAATGAGCCAGGGCATCATCCGCTTCGACAGGCTGGGGCCGCTCGAGTGGAAGGAGGACGACAAGTGGGGGCTCCTGACCGGGTGCGGTCGGTTTGCTGTGATGTCGTCCAAGGTCGACGGCAAGGTGCGCCATGTGCTCTGGGCTCATGGGGCGGATGGCAGGGTCATCCCAAAGTGGCTCGGGGTCTTCGAGACCACCGAGGCGGCCAAGGCCGAGGCCGAGGAGCGGAAGTTCGACGACCCTCCGAAGCGCAACGGCATATACGACCACAAGTCCAAGTGGGCGAAGAAGTGAAGCTCTGCCCGATCTGCCTGACCGAGAACACCGGCGGCCGGCCTCATCGGCACCATAAGCTCGCCGCGAGGAAGTCCGGCCACACGCTCGAGGAGCTGGCGATCGCCGCCCGGGCTACCATTGAGCAGAACGCAATCAAGGCCATCGTGATAAATGCGGTCGACGAGGCGAGGCATCCAGACCATTGGCGGTCGAAGCCGAAGACGGACAGGGCCGAGTATCATCGGGCCTACTATTGGCGAAAGGTCGAGGTTCGACGCAACGCGACGAGAGACACCAAGCGCCGGGCGCGGATGTTCAAGAAGCTCAGGCCCTTGATTGCTGACCTGTGCCGTGCTGTAGACTTGGGCCGCATTACTGCGAGATGGTGAGACATGGGACTGAGACAACGGCAACGCGGGGCAGAGACCGAGCGAGAGGTCTGCAAGATCATCACGGACAAGACGGGGTGGCAGACCAATCGGATCTTGGGGCAGGCCAGAGACGGCGGGGCTGATATCCGGCTCGCTCGGTGGGTGCTCGAGGTCAAGCGCAGGAAGTCCATCGCGGTCTACGAGTGGGTCGACCAGGCCACCGCGGCGTGTGCGCCCTACGAGATCCCGGCGGTCGTGTGCCGGGGCGACGCGCGCGAGTTCCTGGTCATCCAGCGACTGGATGACTGGCTGGCCTTGGTCAAGCCGCAGTTGCCCGAAAGATGAAATGCCCGAAGTGCAGCCGGCCGTCTGAGGTCGTCAAGGTCTACCAGTTCGACACGGAGGCTCGACGGCGAAGAGAATGCACGGCCTGCGGGTTTCGGTTCTCCACGACCGAGCGAGTCTGGCGCCGGGTCTATGCGGATGAGAAGCGGCCGAAGTTTGAGAGACAACCGAGGCGGGTCGAGGCCGAGAGGCCGAGGCGCACCTATTCCAACTTCGACATCGTGGCGCTGGATGGCTATGACATGGACTACGAGGACGTCACGACCTACGTGCACGTGAGCGACTGATGCCTGGGACACCAATCAAGCGCGCCAAGCGTGAGAAGGCCCAAGAGCTGATGAAGACCCAAGACTTCTGGGACCAGCTCTGGATTCACTTGGGCGAAGGTAACTCTCTGCGATCATTCACGGGAGACGGCAGCGTCGTTCCTTACTCGGTGCTGTTCGATCGCATCCAGAAGGACCCGGAATTGAGCGAGCGCTACGAGATGGTGCGCAACGCGAGGGCGCTTGCGAATGCCGAACGCATCGAGCAGCTGGCCGAGAAGGTCGAGGCCGAGCAGATGGACCCGAACGCCGCGAAGGTGGCGATGTCTGCGCGGCAATGGCTGGCCGAGCGGATGGATGCGAAGCGATGGGGCAACAAGATCCAGCAGGACATCAAGGTGACGGACACGACGCAGCTGCACCTCGAGGCCGTGCGTAACCTGATGCGCACCGTGAGCACTCAGGAACCGGAAAAGCTGACGCGCGACACATCGTCGCGGTCGGATGCTGGCGCGCGCGACACATCTGTGGATAACCTGTGAGTAACCTGTGGATAACCTGTGGATAACTCACGGCCTGGCGATCAGCACGCGCTCGGGCACCGATGCGCAAGCGCACGCACGGCGCAAGTGCTTGATTCGCAAGGGGTTGCGGCGCGTAGTGCGTATAACACCCATTATGTTAAATCGGGGCGATTGTGACCGCCCTGCGGACAATCCCCCCCCTCAACGACGGGGGCGCGCGTAAGTGCTTGATTTCCCTAGGGTCGGGGCGCCGGGCGATTCCGGCCGGCCGCCGACCCCCCCCCGGCGGGTGGCCCCCGGCGGGGGGGCGGCGCTTGCGTAACCCCACACGGACCGTATGAAAAATTCTGAAAACCCGTACTTCGCCTTCGTCAAACGCTACCACGCGGCCCCTGTGGCCTTCGTGGAGGAGGTCCTAGGCGTCACCCCCGACCCGTGGCAGCGCCGCCTCCTAGAGCTTCTGGCGGCCGGTGAGCGCAAGATCAGCGTCCGCTCCGGCCACGGCACCGGCAAGTCCACCGTGGCCTCGTGGGCCATGCTCTGGTTCATGCTCACCCGCGTCCCGGTCAAGGTGGTCGTCACGGCCCCCACGGCCAGCCAGCTCTTCGACGCCCTCTTCGGCGAGTGCCGCCGCTGGGCCAAGCTCTTGCCGCCGGCGGTGGCCGAGCTGCTCGAGATCAAGTCCGACCGCATCGAGCTGAAGGCGAGCCCGGAGGAGGCCTTCATCTCGGCGCGCACCAGCCGCGCGGAGCAGCCGGACGCCCTGCAGGGCATCCACGCCGAGTATGTGCTGCTGGTGGTGGACGAGGCCCCGGGCGTGTCCGAGGCGGTCTTCGAGTCGGCGGGCGGCTCGATGTCCGGCCACAACGCCACGACGCTGCTGCTCGGCAACCCCACCCGGACGCAGGGGTACTTCTACGACACCTTCCACCGCCTGTCCGGCGAGTGGAAGAACCTGCACGTGAGCTGCCTTGACTCGCCCCGGGTCTCGGAGGATTACATCGCCGAGATGTCGAGCCGGTACGGGGAGGGCAGCAACGCCTACCGGGTGCGCGTGCTGGGCGAGTTCCCGGTGGCGGACGACGACACGCTGATCGGGCTTGAGCTCGCCCAGTCGGCGGTGGACCGGGACGTGGTGCAGAACCCGGGCGCGCCGGTGCTGTGGGGCCTGGACGTGGCGCGCTTCGGCGCGGACTCCTCGGCGCTATGCAAGCGCCAGGCGAACGTGGTCGTGGCGCCGGTGAAGACATGGAAGGGCCTCGACCTGATGGCGCTGACGGGGGCGGTGATGCACGAGTGGGAGAGCACCGACCACCGCGACCGCCCGGTCGAGATACTGGTGGACAGCATCGGCCTTGGCGCGGGCGTGGTGGACCGGCTGCGGGAGCTGAAGCTGCCGGCGCGCGGGATCAACGTCGGCGAGTCGCCGGCCTTTAAGGGGCAGTACATGAACCTGCGCGCGGAGCTCTGGGGCAAGGCGAAGGCGTGGCTGGAGGCGCGCGACTGCAAGCTGCCGCGCGACGAGCGCCTGGTGAATGAGCTATCCTCGCCGCGCTACTCGTTCATGTCGAACGGGAAGCTGCGCCTCGAGGGCAAGGACGACATGAAGCGCCGTGGCCTTGCGTCGCCCGACGTGGCGGACGCGTTCGTGCTGACCTTTGCGTCTGAGGCGGCGACGGGCGGCGGCGTGTACGCGCCGACCTGGCAGAAGGCGATGAAGCGGCAGATCCGGGGTGTGGTATGAACTGGCGGGATTTCTTTTTGGTGGACCCGTACTCGGGCGCGAAGATAGTCGAGCACGACCTGCAGGGCTGGGGGTCGGACGACCCGATGTTCGAGCAGGTCCTGGCGGCGGTGCGCCCCACGACCATCATCGAGGTGGGCTCGTGGAAGGGGCGCTCGGCGGCTAACATGATGGCGATTTGCAAGCGCCTGGGGCTCGACGCGCGCCTATTGTGCATCGACACCTGGCTCGGGTCGCACGAGAATTATGCGCGCCACGACGGGGACAATCGCTGGCTGCACGAGGCGCTGCGGCTGCACGCGGGCTACCCTCGGCTGCACGAGCTGTTCCTGTCGAACATGGTGCACCTTGAGCTGACCGAGCGCGTGACCCCCCTCCCCCTGCCGGCGACGATCGCGGCGCGGGTGGTGGCCGAAAAAAATATCGTGGCGGACGTAATCTACATCGACGGCTCGCACGACTATGAGGATTGCAAGGCGGACCTAGCAAACTACTGGCCGCTCCTGCGCCGGGGCGGGATTCTGTTCGGGGACGACTACCAGGCGTGGCCCGGCGTGACGCGCGCGGTGGACGAGTTCTGCGATGCGCACGGGCTGCACCGTGTGGCGGTGCGCCGCTCGGGCAAGTTCGCATTTGGCAAGGACTGCGGCGTGGAGGGAATCGAGTGAAGTACTACTGCATCACGCTCTCCGAGACCCCGGAGCGCACCGAGCACGCCCGCGCGCAGGCCGCGAAGGCTGGCATCGAGTTGGATTTCATCTACGGCATCTTCGGCAAGACGATGCAGGTGAAGTCCGAGATTCCGATGCACTCGGACTATTTCGTGACCCGCGGCGCGACGTGCTTGGTCTTGTCGTGGCACATCGCGTGGCAGATTGCGTGGCGCGAGGGGCACGAGGAGTTCGTGATCTTCGAGGATGACTTCATCCTGCCGGATAACTTTGCCGAGCGCTGGGCGCAGATGCGCGCCGAGGTGCCCGAGTGGTGCGACCTGGTGTACTTGAACTCGTGCTGCACGGACCAGAAGCCGGCGAAGAAGGAGTCGGCGAGCCTGTGGGAGATCAAGTACCCGCTGTGTACGGCCGCGATCTGGCACCGCCGGCGCGCGATCCCGACGCTGCAGATGTACACCAAGCCCGCGAACACGCCCGTGGACATCCTGCTCGAGTGGCACGCGCTGCCGCACCTGCGGGTGCTGACGGCGGTGCCGCCATTGGTCTCCCAGGCAACGCAGGACCTTGCGGTGCCGATGCCATCGACTATCCACATGTGAGGTATCCGTGAATGCTAAAGCCAAGCGACGTGGCGCGGTTCCAGCGCCGGCTCGACAAGAAGTCCCCCGAGAAGCCGCCGCCCCCGGAGCCGCCGAAGGGTGGCGGGAAGGGTGCGCCGCGGCCTCCTTCGGACAAGAAGGCGGCCTGATACTCAGCGACCGGCTGCCGGCGGGGCGCTTCGTGCGCCTCGAGGTGCCGTGCGCGCCGATGCTGCCGTGTAACCCGTCGGTGGCCGTCGGCCCGGGCGGGGAGTTGCGGTGCCTTATCCGCGCCGTGAACTACGAGCTCGGCGAGACGGACGGGATCTGGTTTCGGGACGACCCGGGGCCGGATACGGTCAACTACATCGCCGACCTTGGCGATGACTTGACGCTGGCGCGGGTCGAGCGCGTGGACGACGCCTCGCAGCGTGTCTCGCGGCTGCCGTGCCGGGACGGCTTAGAGGACGGGCGGCTCTTTTGGTTCCGCGGCCGGTGGCGCTTTACGGCCTCGGGGCTGCACCACGGCCCCCGGGTGCGCACGACGATGGCGCTCTGCGCCCTGGATGGCCGCCTGGTCGACGAGCTCGAGTTTCTGCACAGCCCGCACGCGAGGGAGATGGAGAAGAATTGGATGCCGCGCGCCGACGGCGACCGGCTCTCGTTCGTGTACTCGCACCACCCGGCCGAGTCGTACCAGCTGCTGCCGGCGCGGGAGAAACTCTGCTTTGAGTCGTTCCCGGGATTGGCCGGCTGGTCCGGCGGCTCGCAGATCATCCGCCACGGCGACGCCTGGGTCGGGGTGGTACACCAGCGGCGCAAGGAGCGCGGGCGGGTGTACTACGCGCACCGGCTGGTGCGCTACGACGACAAGCTGATGCCGTCGCACGCCGGGCGGGAGTTTTACTTCCGCGGCGCGCAGGTCGAATTCTGCGCCGGGCTCGCCGAGCACGGCGGCGGGTTCGTGCTCTCGTTCGGGGTGAAGGACCGCGAGGCGTGGCTGGTTCGGCTAACGGTCGCCGAGTTTGGCGCCCTTTTAGGCTGACAATGGGGATAGACCAAAATCGGCACGGGTGGCGATTTCATGTATAGAGCAGACGGGTCCCTGATCGAGCAGAGCGAGCAGTCCCTTGGTTTCGTGGAAACCATGGACGACGCCGACCTCGAGGCGCTGGTCGGCGGCGAGCTGACGGATGCCACCTCGTTTATCGACGCGGAGCTCTCACCGGTCCGCGCGCGCGCCATCCAGTACTACCGCGGCGAGCCCTTCGGCAACGAGGAGGAGGGGCGATCGCAGGTCGTCTCGACCGACGTGCGCGACACCATCAACGGCATCATGCCGTCGCTGATGAAGGTCTTTTTTGGCTCGAAGAAGATTGTCCAGTTTGCGCCGCGCAACCCGGAAGACGTGGCGTCCGCCGAGCAGGCGACCGACTACATCAACCACATCTTCCAGAACGACAACAACGGCTTCTTGATCTGCTACTCGGTCTTCAAGGACGCCCTGCGCGGCGCGCTCGGCATCGCCAAGTACGTCTGGGAGGAGCGGGTCGAGGTCAAGACCGAGTACTTCACCGGGCTCGATGACTCGGCGCTGACGGTGCTGCTCTCGGAGCCGGATGTCGTGGGTAGCGCCATCTCGGCGATGGACGACCCGTCGTACCAGCCGCCGGTGGACCCGATGACGGGCGCGCCGGTGGTGGACCCGATGACGGGCCTGCCGCCGCCGGCGCCGCAGATTTACTCGGTCGAGCTCAAGCGCGAGACCAAGAACGGCCGGGTGCGCATCGAGGCGATTCCGCCCGAGGAGTTCCTGATTGACCGCCGCGCGCGCTCCGTCGAGGACGCGACCCTGGTCGCGCACCGGCGGATGATGCGCGTCTCCGACCTCGTGGCGCTCGGCTACGACAAGGATGAGGTCGAGGCGCAGATGGGCGTCTACGAGCTCGACACGAACGACGAGTACCTGGCGCGCAACCCCTACGCCCAGTCCTATGGCCCGGGCGGCACGCAAGACGACAAGCGCGTGCTCTACTGCGAGGCCTACATCCGGGTCGACTACGACAAGGACGGCATCTCGGAGCTGCGCAAGATTTGCACCATCGGCCCGAGCTACAAGATGGTGATGAACGAGCCGTGCTCGCACTCGCCGTTCGCGCTCTTCTGCCCGGACCCGGAGCCGCACGCGCTCATCGGGCTCTCCATGTTCGACATGACCGCCGACCTGCAGAAGATCAAGTCGGCGATCATGCGCAACATGCTCGACTCTCTGTCGCTCGCCATCCACCCACGGGTGGGCGTGGTCGAGGGGCAGGTCAACATGGACGACGTGCTGAACACCGAGGTGGGCGGCGTCATCCGTATGCGTCAGGCCGGCGCGGTCCAGCCGTTCGCCGTGCCGTTCGTCGGCCAGGCCGCCTTCCCGATGCTGGGCTACCTCGACGAGGTACGCGAGACCCGCACCGGCATGAGCAAGGCCTCGATGGGCCTCGACGCCGACGCACTCCAGAGCACCACCCGCGCGGCGGTAGCCGCGACGGTAAGCGCAGCGCAGCAGCACCTTGAGCTGATCGCCCGGATCTTCTCCGAAACCGGGATGCGCGCCCTGTTCAAGGGTATCCTCAAGCTCGTCGTAGAAAATCAGGACCGAGCGCGGGTGGTGCGCCTTCGCAATCAATGGGTGCCGATTGACCCGCGGTCCTGGAACGCCGACATGGACGTCGAGGTGGACGTCGCCTTGGGCGGCGGCACCGAGGAGCAGCAGGTCTCTGTGCTGACCGCCATCGCCCAGAAGCAGGAGCAGATCCTGCAGACGATGGGGCCGCAGAACCCGCTCGTGACGCCGCAGCAGTACCGGAACACGCTCGCGCGTCTGGTGCAGGCATCTGGATACAAGAACGCCGACGAGTTCTTCTCGAACCCGTCGCTGATGCCGCCGCAGCCGCCCCCGCCGCCCCCGCCGCCTGACCCGGCGATGATCTTGGCCGAGGTGGAGCGCCAGAAGATCATGGCGGACATCCAGAACAAGCAGGCGGAGCTGGAGCTCAAGCGCCAGCAGATGCTGCTCGAGGATGACCGCGCGCGCGACAAGCAAGAGGCGGAGATGATGCTGCGCGCCTACGAGATCCAGTTGAAGAGCGGCACGGCCGTGGACGTCGAGAGCATCAAGGCGATGATGGCCGAGCCGCGCGTGGCGAGCCCGAGCGTGCAGCGCCCGGTGCTGCCGGAGATTGTCCCGTTTGAGCCGCCGCCGGTTGCGCCGATGGCGCCGCCGGTCGGGTGATGGGCGATGCAGGAGCTGATTGTCCCGGCGCCGCCTAACCCTAACCTGGCGCCGCAGGCATACTTCCCGCAGTACCACAACCAGCTCAACAACCAGTTGAGGCTCTACCTCAACACCCTGGCGAGCAACCAGCGCGAGATCGTCGAATTCATCAACGGCCTGACGAACTTGAACCTACTCAGCAAAAACAACTTCGACGCATTCGGGCGACTTCGCGTCTCGCAGCCGTTCACGCTGTTTGACAGCCAGAACCGCTACGCGGCGGACCCGTCGTTTGATACATCGCTGACGGGCTCGGGGACCTCGACATTCCTCACCAACGAGTCGGCGGTGAGCCTAGCCGTGACCACGGCGTCGGGCGACAAGGTGATTCGGCAGACGAAGCGGTATTTCCCGTACCAGCCTGGGAAGAGCCTCGCATTACTCATGACCTTTGTGATGGCCGCCGGAAAGGCGAACCTGCGCCAGCGCGTCGGGTACTTCGACCCGAACAACGGGCTCTTTTTGCAGCGCAACGGGACTGAGCTCTCGTTCATCATCCGCACCTACACCGGCGGATCTGCCGACGACACCCGAAAGGTGGTCCAGTCTGCATGGAACGGCGACCCGTTGGACGGCAGCGGCGCGAGCGGCATCACGCTCGACACCACCAAGGCGCAGATACTTTTCGCGGACTTTGAGTGGCTCGGCGTGGGGTCGGTGCGCGTCGGGTTCGTTATCGACGGCCAGTACATCACGGCGCACACGTTCGACAACGCCAACGAGGTGACGTCGGTCTATATGCAGACCGCGACGCTGCCGCTGCGAATCGAGATTGAGAACACGGCCGCGACCGCGAGCAGCTCGAGCATGAAGCAGATCTGCTCGACGGTTATCTCTGAGGGCGGCTACGAGCAGACCTCTGTCGAGCGCGTGGCCCGAAGGTCCACGACGCTCACCGGAATCGGGACATCGTTTGTCCCGCTGGTGTCGATCCGGCTTGCGTCCGACTCGCTCGGGGCGGTGATTTTGCCAAAGCAGGTGCGCGTGCTTCCGATTGCCAACGGCGACTACGAGATAGCGCTGGTCAGGAACGCGACGCTCACCGGCGCGTCCTACGATACGACGACCTTTGCCAGCGTGGACTTTGATGTGACCGCGACCGCCATGTCTGGCGGGGACATCGTGCTGAATGAATACGCCACGGCGAGCAACCAAGCCGGCGCGCAGGCGCAGAACGATTTGATCTATAACTTCGATATGCAACTCGGCGCGACCATCGCCGGGACGAGTGATGTCTACACGGTCGCCGTCAGAGTCTTGAGCGGCACCGGGTCTGCCATCGGCTCATTGGCCTTTTATGATTTGTCGGAATAGGTTAGGTGACGCATGAGCAACGCATTCATGGGGCAGAGACAGCAGGCCTCGCCGATGGGCTTCGGCGGCTACAGCGGCGGCATGGGGTTGAGGCAGGACTACGGGCCATCATTTGCCGGGCGATTTACTGACGACATGGGTGGCTATGGCGGCGGAATGGGCGGCTTCAACCCGTTCGGCGGCGGCGGCTACGGCACGCAATTCGGCGGCTATGACATGGGCGGCGGAGGCGGCTTTGGCGGCTACGGCGGCGGGATGCGCGCGCCGGCCTACGAGCCGACCATCAACGACGCATTCTCCCGCTACTTCTCGCAGCAGTACTATGGCGGTCCTGCCTTCGACCCGTTCGCGGCGACGTCGTTCTTCGGCGGCGGCTACGGCGGCGGATTCGGCTTCGGCGGCGGTGGTCGCCGTGGCGGCGGGATGGGCGGCCGGATGCGCCGACGGCGGCAGATGTTTGAGGATTTGTTTGGGCCGCAGCAGCCGGTTGCACAGCCGGCACCAACCCTACCAGAGCCGATGCCGCCGCCGATAACGGTCAGAGATGACCTCGCGCGGATTCAGCCGATGCCGATTGGCGGCGGCGCTTTCCAGCCGGGTGGCGGCGGGCAGCGCGTCGAGATGGGGCCGGTCACGCCGCAGCCGTACATGGGTGGAGTTGATTCCATCATGCCGGTGCAGATGCAGGACACGCCGGTGTATGCTCCGGCTGGGCCGTCATACTTCGACGACCGATTCTTGAGCCGAGGAGGCATGTACAGATGAAAACCGGACTCTACGCAAACATCAACGCCAAGCGCGCGCGGATTGCCGCCGGCAGCGGCGAGAAGATGCGAAAGCCTGGCGCCAAGGGCGCGCCGACCGCCGCGGCCTTCAAGGCCTCGAAGAAGACGGCGAAGAAGCGCGGGTGAAGACGCCGGCGTGGCAACGCGCCGCCGGGAAGAACCCGCGCGGCGGATTGAACGCCAAGGGGCGCGCGTCGTACAAGGCGCAGACCGGCGGCACGCTGAAGGCGCCCGTCAAGGGAGCGCCGGACTCTCCGCAGGAGATGCGCCGCAAGGGTTCGTTCCTGACGCGCATGGGCTCGATGCCCGGGCTCCTGGTGGATGAGCAGGGCGACAAGACGCGCCTCAAGCTGAGCCTCGAGGCGTGGGGGCACCGTGGAGACAAGGCCAGCGCCGTCGCCAAGGGGCGGCGGTTGTTGGAGAGATACCGAGGGACGAAGGGTGGCTGAACGCAAGGAATGGTGGGAGATTCTGCGCGACCAGTTTGCGTCGCGCGGGCTGCTTGACCCAGAGTCGGAGCGGCTGCAAGAGGCCGCGCAGGCGGCCCCTGCCGTGCAGCGCCAAGCGCGCGGGCTACTGTCTCTCGACCCGCAGGCCGAGAGCGACACGGCGCTCGAGATGGGCCTCGGCTCGCTCCCCGGCGTCGGCCAGGCGATGGCGCTGCGCGATCTGGAGCGCGCGCGTAGAGCAAAGGACCCTGGCGCCGCTGCGATGGCGGCGAGCAACTTTATCCCGTTCGGCACTCTGCTCAACAGGTTCCGCCGTGGGCCTATGTCAGAGTTGGATGTCTACCACGGCACCCCGCATCGGTTCCCCGAAACGGAGGCTAACCCGCTAGGCGAGTTTGACGCTAGCAAGATTGGCACGGGTGAGGGAGCGCAGGCTTACGGGCATGGAATTTACCTTGCTGAAGCGCCAGAAGTTGCTGAAATTTATCGTTCGGCAACCAACCCCGCATCACGAAAAGCCGAAATGACATTGCAAATGACAAGCGGCAATGTGGACGAAGCAATAAAATTTGTTAAAAAAGAACAAAAAACTATCGAACAATTTAAAAACGATTCAATTTTTAATCAAGATTCATATCAAAAAATTTTAGATACGCTTGATTATTTAAAACAAACCAAAAAAGGTAAAAAGCCAACAGTCGGAGCGTTTTACAAAGCCGACCTCCCCGACGAGATGATAGACCGTATGCTTGACTGGGATAAGCCGTTGAGTGAGCAGCCGGAGGCGGTGCGGAAAGCGTTACGAGACGTATATAACGCAGATTGGTTAGGCGATGAAAGCAAGCAGACTGGTCAAGATTTGTACAAGCGAATGGGTAAAATGCACGGCGATGATATTGCAGCCGTATCCCGTGATTTGCGAGACATAGGCATCCCCGGCATCCGCTACCTAGACGCAGGCAGTCGCGGCGGTGACTCTGCAACCGGAACGCGCAACTTCGTCGTGTTCCCCGGTGAGGAAAAGAAGGTCAAAATTTTGGAGAGAAAGTAATGCCTAGCAAGTCCGCCAAACAAGCCCGGCTCATGGCAGCCGCCGCGCACTCCAAGGAGTTTGCCAAGAAGGTGGGCGTGCCGATGAAGGTCGCCAAGGAGTTCAACAAGGCCGACAAGGGCGGCAAGCTCTTGAAGCGCGCCATGAAGAACCGCCCCAAGACCGGGCTTCTGGCTTGAGCGAGCGCAACCCGTACATCGACGCCGGCAAGGGGGTGCAGGCCAAGGAGCTGCTCGAGAACCCCATCATGGCCGAGGCCTTCGCCGAGCTCGAGCGCCGGTACATGGAAGCCTGGCGGCAGAGCAAGCCCGCCGACCAAGAGGAGCGCGAGCGTCTGTGGCTCGCGGTCGGCATCCTGGCCGAAATCCAGCGCCACCTGCGGGTGGTGATCGACAACGGCGCCATCGCCAACCGAGACATCGACAAAATCTCTGGTAGACGGTGACAATGGACTCATGAGCACTACCGGCACGGGTACACCCCCGGGAAACGTACAGTCCACGCAAGATGTCTTCGAGCAGATGCTCGCCGCCGACGAAGGCGAAAACGAGCAGCCCGAAACGGAAGGCGTGGTGGAAGATGAGCCCGAGTTAGCGGCAAGCGAGTCCGCCGACGAGGGCGAGCAGACCGAAGGCGAGGAGGATGCCGAAGAGGCGCCCCAGCCGGGCCAGACATTCCGCGTCAAGGTTGACGGGGAAGAAGTCGATGTCCCGCTGGATGAGCTGCTGAAGGGTTACTCCCGCACCGCGGATTATACGCGCAAGACGCAGGCGATTGCCGAGGCCCGGAAACAGGCACAGCAAGAGTCGGCTCTGGCGCGGGAAGAGCGGCAACGGTATGCGCAGACCTTGGCAGCCCTGGAGGGCACGCTCAAGTCGCTGCAACCGCCCGAAATTGACTGGGAGAGGCTCTACGCAGAGAACCCGGTCGAGTGGGTGCGACAGCGAGAGCTGGTCCGGTCCAGGCAAGAGCAGGCGGCGTGGGTGCAGACCCAGAAGCAGGCTCTGGTGGAGCAGCAGCAGGCTGAAGAGAGAGCGGAGGCCGAGAAGACCCTCGAGTCCGAACGCAGCAAGCTCTTGGAGGCCATGCCAGAGTGGCGCGACGCTGACAAGGCGCGCGCCGAGAAGGCGAAGATCGTCGAATATGCCACCGAAAGACTCGGCTTTACGGTCGAGGAGATTTCGGACATCTACGACGCCCGGGCCGTCCTGGCGCTGCGCAAGGCGATGATGTTCGACCAGCTGATGAGCAAACGCGATCAGATGCGTCCGCAGATCATCCAGAAGGCCAAGCCCATGAGGGCCGGAGCCGCCTCCACGCCGCAGTCGTCCAAGGTCGTCGCATCGAAGGCCGCTTTTTCAAGACTCGCAAATAGTGGCAGCACGCGCGACGCGGCTGTCGTGTTTGAACAATTCTTGGAGTAACTTCTAATGTCCCAGACCAGCAATACGTTTGATACCTTCAACGCAAAAGGTATCCGTGAGTCCCTCTCGAATGTGATCTACAACATCTCGCCGGAAGAGACGCCGTTCATGTCGAACGTCGGCCGCGAGAACGTGAAGAACACCTACTTCGAGTGGCAGACCGATTCGCTCGCCGCCGCTTCGACGACCAACGCGCAGATCGAAGGCGACGACATCACGACCTTCGACTCGACCGCCGCGACCGTCCGCCTCGGCAACTACACCCAGATCAGCAACAAGACGCTGCTCATCTCGGGCACCCTCGAGTCGGTGGACAAGGCCGGCCGTCGCTCGGAGTTGGCCTACCAGCTCGCCAAGCGCTCGGCCGAGATCAAGCGCGACATGGAGAGCATCATCCTCACCAACCAGGCGGCCGCGGCCGGCTCGGCTGGCGTGAGCACGGCGCTGCGCAAGACGGGCTCGCTGTTGGCCTTCCTCAAAACCAACACCGACAAGGGCACGGGCGGCGCCGATCCGGTGTACACCTCGTCCCCGACGGCGACCCGCACCGACGCGACCGCCGCCAACCTGCGCACCTTCACGGAGGCCATCCTCAAGTCGGTCATCCAGAAGGTCTGGGCGTCCGGCGGCACCCCCAAGGTGCTAATGGTTGGCCCGGTGAACAAGGCGCGCGTGTCGGGCTTTACCGGCATCGCGGAGATCCGCCGCGAGGTGACGGGCAACCGCCAGGCGACCATCATCGGCGCGGCCGATGTCTACGTTTCCGACTTCGGCAGCGTGAACGTGGTCCCGAACCGGTTCCAGCGTGAGCGTGACGCCTTCGTGCTCGACCCCGAGTACGCGGCCGTCTCGTTCCTGCGCCCGTTCAGCACGGTGCAGCTCGCCAAGACGGGCGACGCCGAGAAGCGGATGCTGGTGGTCGAGTGGGGCCTCAAGGTCAACACCGAGGCCGCGCACGGCCTCGCGGCTGACCTCACCACGACCTAATCGGGTGATGTAAACTCGGGGGCGCCGGTAATTGTGCCGGCGCCCTTTGAGTTGAGGTAAATATGCAATCTTCGGGCAAGAAGCTTTTCGACTTTGACCCGACGACAGGCACCACGAAGTGGTGGCACTACGACGCCGACCGTGACGAGGCGACCATCGAGACGGTCTTCGAGGTCGGCGACATCGTAGAGCAGAACAAGGCCCAGTATTCAGCGACCGACGAGAGGACGCGCTGGGGCGAGTGGAGCAAGGTGGCCTCGATACCGATGCCGTTGTTCTACCGGCTAAAGAGCCAGGGCATCGTTGACGACCCGAAGAAGATGAAGGCCTGGCTGAACGACGCAGACAACAGGTTTTTTAGAACACGACCGGGGCGCGTATGAGCCGCTCGGTCGCAATTTTAGTCCCAGCAAGGGACACGGTGATGACCTCGTTCGCCTATGACCTAGCGCGAGCGATGTCGTTCCACACCGCGACAACAGACGACCGTGTGCTGCTTTACACCTCGCACGGGACTCTGATCGCCTCTCAAAGGATGGAGCTTGCGCGGCAGGCTCTGGAGGAGAAGGCGGACTATCTCCTCTGGCTTGACTCAGACATGCGCTTCCCGCGGGAAACCATCGGGCACCTCATGTTGCGAGACAAGCCCATCGTGGCCGCGAATTATGCGACCCGTCGGATGCCGGTCAAGCCGGTGGCGATGATGGACAACAACGGGGAGATCGGGCGGGTGTATACCGCGCCGGACTCCGAGGGGCTACAGCCGGTGGACTACATCGGCATGGGCGTGATGATGGTGAAGCGCGAGGTGTTCGAGAAGGTGGAGGCGCCGTGGTTTGCGATCCCCTACTCCACCATCGGGAATCACTACATCGGCGAGGACGTGTTTTTCTGCCGCAAGGCGCGCGAGGCGGGGTACGAGGTACTCGTGGACCATGACCTCTCGCACCAGGTGCGGCACATCGGGACCTTCGAGTATTCACACGAAGGCGCATGGGCGATGAAGGAACAGGTGGATGGCCCTCAACTCATACAGCGCGCTTAGGGCGAGCATCGCCGACTGGCTGAACCGGGACGACCTCACGTCGGTCATCCCAGACTTCATCTCGTTGGCCGAGGCGCAGCTTGAGCGCCGGCTGCCTACGCAGAAGATGGTCAAGCGCGCCGACGCCACCATCGACACGCCGTTCTCGGCGCTGCCGTCTGACTTTCTTTCGGCCAAGTCTCTGGTGCTGACCTCGACGGCGCCCGTGCAGCAGCTCGTGTTCTTGACCGAGGACGAGCTGGACTCGAAGAAGACCCTGTACCGCACGACCGGCAAGCCGCTGTATTTCGCTCTGGTCGGGAACCAGATCGAGGTGCTGCCGCCGCCCGACACCGGGTACACGGCGGAGCTCACCTATGTGGCGACGCTCGCCAAGCTCTCCGATTCCAACGCATCGAATTGGATATTGGAGCGGCACCCTGATGTGTACCTATACGGGTCTCTGCTGCAGGCGGCCCCGTACCTTCGCGACGACGAGCGCGTCGCCCTCTGGACCCCGCTCTACGGGCAGGCCATCGAGGACATGATCCTGCAGAACGAGCGCGCGGCATTTAGCCAGGGGCGCATGGCAATGACAGTCAAACCGACGAGGGTTATCCCGTGAGTGCATTTTCCAACTATCTCGAGAACAAGATCCTGCTGCATGTGCTGTCGAACACGGCGTACACGTCGCCGACGACGGTCTACCTGGGCCTGCACACCGCAGACCCTACCGACGCCGGCACCGGCACCGAGGTGAGCGGCGGCTCGTACGCGCGCCAGTCGTTCGCCTCGACCATCTCGGGCAACGCGGCGTCGAACACGAGCGCGATTGAGTTCCCGACGGCCACCGGGTCGTGGGGAACGGTCGGCTGGGTCGCCGTGTGGGACAACCTCACCGGCGGCAATCTGCTGTTCCACGGCGCCCTGACGGCCAGCAAGACCATCGCCTCGGGCGATGTGTTCCGGGTGCCGGCGGGCGACCTCGACATCACGCTGGACTAATTGATGTCAGGCTACGGCTCCGGGTTATATGGCCGTGGCAACTATGGCATCGACCCTAAAGAGGGCGCTGCCAGTCTGAGTGCGTCGGCGGCGCTGTCGTGCGTCGGCGTGAGGGTGAGGCTCGGGGCGGCCGCCATAAGCGGCGCCGCCACGATGATAACGGTCGGGGTGCGGGTGCAGCCCGGCGCGAGCGCGATGTCGGCGTCTGCGACGCAGGCGGCGGCGGCGGTCATCGTCAAGGATGCCTCGGCGGCCTTGGCGGCCTCTGGGGCGCTCTCGTGCTCGTCGAGCATAGTGCGCGACGGCGCGGCGGCGATCGCCGGGTCGGCCTCTTTGGCGGCCTCGGCGGTGCGGGTAAGGCTCGGCGCCGCCGCGGTATCCGGCGCGGCCACGCTCGCGGCGGATGCGCTCAGGGTGCGGCTCGCGGCGTCTGCGATGTCTGCGGCGGCGAGCCAGTCGGCCGCTGGCGTGCGGGTTCGTCTTGGGGCGGCGTCGCTCGAGGGCTCTGCGGGCCAGGACGCGACGGCGAACGTCGTGTACATCGACAGCGCGGCCCTCTCTGGGTCGGCTGCTCTGGTGGCGGCGGGCGGCGTCATACAGTCGGCGGCGGCGGCGCTCTCGGGGTCGGCGGCTCTGTCGGCCGCCGGGCGGCTGAAGTGGGAGAACGAGCCCGACACGGCCGAGAGCTGGGCGCCGGTGGCGGACACGGCAGAGAGCTGGAGCGCGGCGAGCGATACGGTCGTCGCCTGGAGCGCGGTGGCGGACACCGCAGAGACATGGGCGCCGGTGGCAGACACGGCGGAGACTTGGACAGAGAAGACACACCCGGCCTATCTACAGGCCGCTTGAGGTAACGAAAAATGGCTGACACAACCACCACCAACCTTGGCCTGACGAAGCCGGAAGTCGGCGCATCGGCGGACACCTGGGGCGGCAAGATCAACACCAACCTGGACCTGGTGGACGGACTGTTCGCCGCCGCCGGCAGCGGCACCTCGGTGGGCCTCAACGTCGGCACCGGCAAGACGCTGGCGGTGGGCGGGACGCTGACGATGTCGGCGCTCACGGCGTCGACGGCGCTGGCGCTGAACGCGAGCAAGCAGGCGGTGTCGGTCACGAACACCGGCACCGGGAACAATGTGCTCTCGGCGTCTCCGACGCTGACGGGCACGATCGACGCCGCGGCGCAGACCCTCTCCGGCAACCTCACGCTCAACGGCGGCACCGCCAACGGCGTGTTGTACTTGAACGGCAGCAAGGTGGCGACGAGTGGGAGTGCGCTGACGTTTAGTGGAACGCAACTCGCCGTAACTGGGTCGGTTAGCAGCAGCAATTCTGGTAACGAAAATTATTTTTTGTCAGATGGATTAACTCGCACGTCGTTGCAGCAAAGCGGCAATGCGTTGTATTGCAACGTTAACGACAACAGCGCGACTACCGGTTCGTTTATTTGGCGTAACACCAATGCACTTTCTGAGTTAATGCGCCTCACCTCGACGGGCCTCGGCATCGGGACGAGTTCGCCTGTTTCAAAATTGCAAGTTGCCGGTCAAGTTAGAATTTCGGGAGTTTCTGCTGGTTCTAGTGCGCTTGTTATTCCAGCCGGTGATATTTTGGGTGACGTTTCATCTGGCGCGTTTGCTATTGGAAACTATGGCGATGCCTCGTCTGAAATGCGAATTAGCACTCGCGGATTTACGACATTTAGAACTGGCGCGACGGATGGAACCAACGGCACCGAACGCGCCCGCATCACGGCGGCGGGGGAATTTGTTGTAGGCTCTACAACCAGCGCCTATACGTCAGCAGGTCGTGGTGTTATTGAGGTAAACGGAAGCGACCAATCGCTTTATGGCTTCCGAACAGGCGGCACAGCGCGTGGCTATTTGCTGCATGAGGCCACCAACTTAATTATCAACAATTCTGTTTCCACGGGAGCGTTAATTTTCCAGACTAACGCAGCCGAACGCGCCCGCATCACGTCGGCGGGTTACAGCAAGTTCAGTAATAATGGAACATACTCCAATGCGACTGGAGTTAATCACGAATTTAATCAAAATGCAGCCGATTGGGTTGCATTTTTCACAAATACTAACGCAGCCCCGCTTGGATTGGTTTTAGCACATAGCACCGATTCAAATGGAACAGGAAATGAGTTTATATACTGCCAAGGTGGTGTAAGCACACTTCGCGCATCTATCCGCTCCAACGGCGGTTTGGCTAACTACAGCGCAAACAATGTCAACTTGTCCGACGAGCGCACGAAGAAAGATATCGTTCCGCTTGGCTCCATGTGGGACAAGTTCAAAGCGATTGAAATTGTCAAGTTCAAGTACAAAGACCAAACGCACGATGATGACAACATTGGCGTCATTGCCCAGCAGGTTGAATCTGTCGCGCCTGAGTTTGTAGACGTTGATGGGTGGGGTAAGGAGCCGCCAGAAGACGGTGTGCCGTTAAAATCTATCTACACGGCTGACCTGTACCACGCCGCCATCAAAGCCCTGCAAGAAGCAATGGCCCGTATCGAACAACTTGAGGCAAAGTTCGCCGCATTGGAGAGCAAATAAATGACCACTATCACTTGGAACATCTCTGTCCTCGACTGCCTCCCGCAGTCTGCTGAAGGCGCGAATTTTGTAGTAACCGTTCACTGGCAGTGCAACGGCGTAGACGGCGACTACAACGGCAGCGTCTATAGCACCTGCTCGTTCCCGGTCGTAGAAGGCACCTCCTTCACCCCCTACGCTGACCTCACGCTCGACCAAGTGCTTGGCTGGATATGGGCCAACGGGGTGGACAAGGCGGCAACAGAGGCTGCGGTGGAGCAGCAGATTGAGGCCCAGAAGAACCCGCCGGTCGTCTCGCCGCCGCTGCCGTGGGTGGCGTAATGGAAGCCAAACTTGAAGTGACTTTGGAAGAAGCCGTCGCCATCGTGAACCTGCTGGGTTCGCTCCCGACGAGTCAAGGCGGGTATCCGCTCTGGGCGAAGTTGAAAGCGCAGGTGGAGGCGCAGGTGCCGAAGGACGGGGAGCCGTGACAGTCCCGATCGAGCGCGTGGGCGATGTCGCCGCCGCCGGCAGCGTGACCGCCGCCAGCGTGTCGTGGATGACCCAGGCCAACGAGGTCATCTCGCTGGTCGCCGGGCTCATCGCGATCGCGGCCGGCTGCTTCGCGATCGCCGTACACTTTAAGAATTTGAGGAAGCCCTGATGGAGCCACGCTGGCTTATCGCCGCGCGCGCCTTCCTCGGCCTTCGGGAGATTCCCGGCAAGGCGACCGCGCCCGTCATCGGAAGATGGCTGCGCGAGCTCAAGGCGTGGTGGTCAGATGATGAGACCCCGTGGTGCGGCACCTTCGTCGCGGCCGTGCTCGAGGGTGAGGGCATCAAGCGCCCGAAGCATTGGTACCGCGCCAGGGCGTGGCTCGACTGGGGCGACCATCTCCGTGATCCAGCCGTGGGCGCCGTCGTAATCCTTGACCGCAAGGGCGGCGGCCACGTCGGGTTCGTGGTCGGAAACGACGAAGCCGGGCGCCTGATGGTGCTCGGCGGGAACCAGGGCAACGCCGTGACGGTGGCTCCCTTTGATCGCGCCCGGGTCCTCGGCTACCGCTGGCCCCCGGACTTTACCGTGCTGGGCGGCCCCATGCCGCTCATCGCATCCAACGGGGCGAAGGCCTCGGCCAACGAAGCATAGGAGACGAACATGAACGCAGAACAAATCGCCGGGATCGTCCGCGCCGTCGTGGCCGCCATCGGCGGCTACCTTGTCGGCAAGGGCCTCGCCGACGCCGAGACCGTCGCCGCCGTGGGCGGCGCGCTCGCCACCCTCGCCGTGGCGGCGTGGTCGGTGCTGTCGAAGAAGAAGCCCGAGGCGGCGTGAGGATCTGGCTGGGGGCGGCTCTGGCGCTTGCGCTGGCCGCCCTCGGCTGGGCCGGGCACCGGTCGGCCTACCAGGGCGGCCACGAGGCTGGCTCGGCGGCCGTGAGGGCAGAGTGGTACCTTGAGCGGGCGAAGGCCGCAGAGGCCGCCAGAGAGGCCGAGGCGCTGATTTACGCCCGGCACCAGGAGGTAGAGCGTGGACTGTCGGAGAGGTTGGACGCCGCTGATCGCCGTGGCCGCGAGCTTGCTCGCCGGCTGCGCGACGCCCGCGCCGCCCCCGGCGTGCCCGCCGCCTGTCCCGGTGCCGCCGCGGCTGATGTCGCCCCCGGAGAGCCCGGCGACGCGCGAGCGATTGACGAGGCTTTTATCGCTCACCTCGGGGCGTGCGAGCGAGACGCCGAGCGGCTCGCCGAGCTCCAGAGACTGACAGAGGATTGACGTGGCACTTATTCCGCTGAGCATCCAGCCGGGCGTGTACCGCAACGGCACCGAGTACCAGAGCCGCGGGCGCTGGCGTGACGCCTCGCTTGTGCGCTGGTACGAGAACACCATGCGCCCCGTGGGCGGCTGGCGCAAGCGCGCCTCCGGGCAGGTCACGGGCAAGTGCCGCGGCCTCTTGGCGTGGCGCTCGAACGCCAACGCGCGATGGATCGGCATCGGGACGCACTCGAAGCTGTACGCCATGAACGAGGCCGGGACCCTGACCGACATCACCCCGTCGGGCTTCACGCCCGGCAACGCCGATGCGGTGCTGAACCTGGGGTATGGCGGCGGCCCCTACGGGCTGTTCTCCTACGGCACCCCGCGCCCGGACACGGGCACGGTGACGCCGGCCACGACCTGGACGCTCGACAACTGGGGCGAGTTCCTGCTGGCGTGCAGCAACGCGGACGGCAAGATCTACGAGTGGGACCTCAACACCGCGAACGACGGCGTGGCGCTCGCCAACGCGCCGGTCAGCAACAAGGCCGTGCTCGTGACGGCCGAGCGGTTCGTGTTCGCCCTCGGCGCCGGCGGCAACGCGCGCAAGGTGGCCTGGTCCGACCAGGAAGACAACACCATGTGGACCCCGGCCATCACGAACCAGGCCGGTGACTTCGAGCTCGAGACGGTGGGCTCCATCGTCACCGCCAAGCGCCTGCGCGGCGTGAACCTGATATTCACGGATGTGGACGTCCACACGGCACAGTATCAGGGGCCGCCGTTTGTCTACGGCTTCGAGCGCATCGCCACCGGCTGCGGCCTCATCGGCTCCCAGGCCGTGGCGGCGGTGGAATCGGTCGCCTATTGGTGGAGCCCGACCGGCTTCTTCATGTACGACGGCTTCGTGCGCCCGCTCAAGTGCGACGTGCTCGACTATGTGGTGAACAACCTCTCGCAGACCCAGCGCTCGAAGGTGTACGCCGTCGCCAACAACCAATTCGGCGAGGTCTGGTGGCTCTACCCGAGCACCTCAAACAGCGAGTGCGATTCGTATGTGTCGTACAATTACCGCGAGGGGCATTGGTCCATCGGCACCTTGGCGCGCACCGCCGGCACCGACCGCGGCGTCTTCAGCTACCCGCTGATGGTCTCGCCGGACGGCTATGTCTACGAGCACGAGGTCGGCGTCACCTACGACGGCACGGCGCCGTATGCGCGCTCTGGCGCCATTGAGCTGGGCGGCGGCGAGCGGCTGATGGTGGCCCGGCAGGTTATCGCCGACGAGAACGCGATGGGGGCGGTGTCGCTGCAGTTCATCACAAAGTTCGCGCCGAATGGCGCGGAGACGACCAAGAGCTACACCATCGACTCCATCTACACCCCGGTGCGATTCACCGGGCGGCAGGTCGAGATGCAGATCACGGGCGCCTCTCCGAGCACAGACTGGCGCGTCGGGACGATGCGGCTCGATGCCGTGGCGGGGGGAGAGCGATGAAAGAGGTCGAGGGCATCGAGCACATCGCGCCCTTCCGCGAGCTTATCGAGCGCGCGCTCGCCGAGGGCTACGGCCAGATGGGCTACAACGACGTGCTCGACGGGATCGCGCGCGGCGAGTACCAGTTTTGGGCCTCGAATGATTCGTGCGTGGTGACGACCGTTGACATCTTTCCGCGCATCAAGCAGCTCACCGTCATCATCGGCGCGGGCGACCTGCGCGAGATTGATGATGTGATACGCCCGGTCATCGAGGCCTGGGCGCGCAGCATCGGCTGCGACACGATGTTAATTATGGGCCGCCCCGGCTGGCAGAGGGCGCTTGAGGACTACAAACGAACCGCGGTGGTTCTAGAGAAGAAACTATGAGCAAGATATTTTCGAGCAAAAAAAAGGAAGTCTCCAAGTCGGAGATCGACCCGAGGATCTACGACCGCGTGCTGCGGAACCTGCAGTTCGCCGAGGAGGTCTCGGCGATCCCGTACGAGCCGTACCGCGGGATGATGGTCGCGCCGTTCACGCGCGACTATATGGAGGGCGAGGCCGCGACGCGCCGCATCGCGCGAGAGGGCGGCTTCGTCCCCGAGGTGGAGGCCGCCGCGCGCAACGCGCAGGCGCTGATGGGCTACCAGCCCGAGCGTGTCTCGGCTGGTCGCATTGGCACGCAGTTCGGCGCGCGCGACATCGGCGCGGAGCGCGTCGGTGCGGCCCTTGGGCGCGGCCCGGAGCGTATCTCTGCCGGCCGCGTCGGGACCACCTTTGGCGCGCGCGATATCAGCGCGCCGGGCGCTGCGCCGATGGTGCAGGGCGCGTCGGTGCTGGGGCGTGACATCGGGGAGTACATGAACCCCTACGAGCGCCAGGTCATCGAGGCAGGCCTCGGCGATATCTCGCGCGCCGAGGAGCGAGCACGCGGCGGGCGCTCCGCGCGCGCCACCGCGGCCCGTGCCTTCGGCGGCTCGCGCGCCGCGATCGAGGAGGGCATCGCTGCGGGTGAAGCCGCCCGCGAGCGCAACCGCTATGTGGCCGAGCAGCGCGCGCAGGGCTTCCGCGAGGCGGCGGCGCAGCGCGAGGCAGACGTCGCGCGGCAGCAGCAGGCTGGACTCAGCAACCAGGCGGCGGCGCAGAGTGTGATGGAGCTCGCCCAGCGCGGGGAGATCACGAACCAGCAGCGCGACCTCGAGCTCGCTCGGCTTGGGCTCACGGCCGAGACGACGAACGTCCAGGCGGCGCTTGAGGCCGAGCGCGCGAACCAGCAAACCGTTCAAGACTACATGCGCATGGGCCTCACGGCAGAGGAGGCAAACCAGCGCGCCACGCTCGACGCCTCCGGGCGCAACCAGCAGGCGGAGCTTGAGGCGCAGCGCCTGGGGATGACCGCGGAGCAGTTCAACGAGCAGCAGCGAATGGAGGCCGCGCGCGCGAACCAGGGCGCCGGGATGCAGGGCGCAGAGTTCCGGCTCGGCGCCGGGCGCGACCTGGCGGGCTACGGCCAGACGGCGCTCGAGAACCGCTACGGGGCGGGGCGGGCGATGATGGGCCTCGGAACGCAGCAGCAGAACCTCTACCAGCAGTTCCTCAACGCGCAGCGCGAGGAGGACTTCCGGCGGCAGCAGTACCCGCTGCAGCAGCTTGCGATTCGGCAGGGTGCGGTGTCGGCGTCTCCGTTTAACCAGACTAACACCAGCACCGTGACGGGTCGCCAGTCGCCATTTGATATTGGTATGCGATTTGCTTCTATGATCCCGATGGGCGGAGCGCCCACTCCAGGCTCCGACGAGCGCATGAAGCGCAACATCGGCGGCATCAAGAACCCGCTCGACAAGGTGCGCCGCCTAAAGGGCATTGAGTTTGAGTGGGAGGACGGCTACGGCGAGAATGAGGGCGAGGACAAGGGCGGCGAGGAGGACATGGGCATGTCGGCCCAGTCCGTCGAGCGCGCCATGCCCGAGGCCGTCTCGCGGCGCGAGTCGGACAACATGCGCCAGTATGATCTGCCGCAGGTGGTCGGACTGCTCACCGAGGCCGTGAAAGAATTGGACAAGAAGGTCGGCGGCAAGCGCCGCGGGAGGGCGTGAGGTGGACTTTTTCAAGAAGCTGACGGACCGCGCGGCGCAGCGCAGGATTGACGCCGACGAAGAGATGTTCAAGCGCTACGGCACGCGGTACGCCGAGGGCACCGGCGTAGAGCGCGGAATCATGCGCCTTGCCGCGCAAAGCGAAGACGCTGAAGAGATGGACCTGACGCCGACCTTTAGGGCCAAGGTTGGCGAGCCTACCGGCGCCGACCCGCTCGAGATGTACCGCAAGATGTACCGCACCTACGGCGGCCGCAAGACGCGCGGCCTGCTCTTTGATTGAGGACCACGAAAATGGCAGAGAAAACAAAAAAGCCCGGATTTTTTAGCCGCTACATCGGCGGGCTGCTTGGCGAGGACGCTGAGTCCATGACCGAAGACGATCGCCGCCGGGCGACCTTGAGCTTGCTTGGCGCGATTGGCCGCAACTATTTGTCACCCGGCTCGGGCGACGAGTCGCTTGCTGCCATGCGCGCCAGCCGCGCCGCAGAGCGTGAGGCCGCAGACGACGCACGCCGCAACGCCGCCGCCGAGGCGCTGATTCCGCAGGTGGTGGGGCGTCTTTTTGGTGGCCCCACCGGCACGACAATCGAGGCGCTTCCGGGTGCCGGCGGCGAGGCGGCCCCGCTTGCCGCGCGCCGAGTGCCAAGCCGAGAAGGGGCGAGAGAGGCGCTTAGTATGCTCTACGGCACGCAGGCTGGGCAGGATGTCGCCACGATGGCGCCGGGTCTTGTCGAGATTGCCACCGCGGGCGTCACCGGGCGCACGGTGGGCGGGTCGGTGTACAACCCGTTGACGGGTAGGTTTGACGCGCCGCGCACGGCGCAGGTTAAGACGCTTACCCCGGAGGAGGTGGTTGCCATTTCTCCCGCGTTGCGTGGCGCGGTAGTCCAGCGCTTGCCGAACGGTGAGCTCAACATTGTGAGCCAGCCGCCGCGGCTGGGGGCGGTTGGTGGTAGTGGTGGTGGTGCACCGCGAGTGGGCGGCGCTCCGGGGGCGGCTCCAGTGCCGGGCGCGGGACGGCTTGGGAACCTGCTCACGGCCGAAGAGCTGCGCGCCGCTAAGTTGCCCGAGGGCACCGTGGCGCAGTTCAACCCCAAGACGGGCCAGATAAATACCCTTAGCCAAGTCCCGCCGGCCGAGCGTACCGCCCTCGGGGCGAAAGAAATCGCGGTCAGTCGCACTGAGTCTGCGGGCGAGCTTTTGCAGGAGCAACTTGAAAAGGTGTCTGGCGGAGGTCCGATTGGCATTCGCGGAGCGGCTGCGCGCATTTTCGATTCTCAGGATGCCGCCCTATTTGAGACATTCAAGCAGCAGTTCTCGACCGCTTTGCGGGCGGCGCTGCGTTTGCCGGGTGAAGGGCCAATGTCGGATCGTGATGCGGCGCAGGCCGGCCTCACGCTGCCGTCGTTGTCGTTCAGCAAGGAGAGGAATATACAGATTATCCGCGCGCTAGAAGACCAGGTGCGGCTGGTGGCAAAACTCCCCACATTGAAAGAAGAAAAGCCCGAGGGCATCTCAATTTCAGACTGGCTGATGATGCTTCCATCTGAGCGCGACGCATTCAAGCGCGCAGGAGCCAAGTGATGAACGAAGAGCAGCAGAAGATCCTGGAGCGGGCGCGTGCCCGCGCGCGCGGCGAGCAGGCCGCTCCAGAAATGGGCGGCCTTGAGGCCTTTGGCCGCGGCGCGCTCCAGTCCGTAAAGGACATCGGCTACGGCTTGCAGCAGGTTGGCGCAGAGGCCGGCAGCGCCGTCGGGCTCGTGGAGCCATCAACCGTGCAGCGGCTGCGCCAAGAGGAAGAGCGTCGGCGCGCCGAGAACGCGCCGTTTATGGAAAGCGGAGCCGGAAAGGCAGGCTACATCGCCGGCTCCATCGGTTCGCTTCTGGTGCCAGGCGCGGCGCTCGCGCGTGTGCCCGGCATGGTCGGCACAGGCGCGCGCGCCCTTACCGCTCCGACGACCTTCCGAGCCGCTGCCACAGGCGGCGGACTGCTCGGCGCTGCGCAGCCGCTCTCCGAAGAGGAAAGCCGCGCCACCACCGCCGCCATCGGCACTCTGGGTGGCACCGTTGGACAGGCCGTCGGGCGCGGCGTCTCGCGCATCGCGCAGCCCGTGACCAGCGCCGCCACGCCGCAGGTGGAGCGTGCCGTGCAGCGGCTTGAGCAGGCGGGAATACCGGCGGACATCGCCGAGCGCACCGGCTCCGAGAACCTGCGCGCCGTTCGGCGCTTCTTGACCGACAACCCCATCTCGGCCAGCGTGATGAAGAGGGGAGCCGAGAGAACCCAGAGCGCCTTCAACACGGCCGCCCTGCGACTCATCGGCGAACAGGGCGACGCGGCGCTGCCCGAGGTTTTGGCGCGCGCCGACGATCGCATCGGCGAAGTCATGGACGAGATTGCGCAGAACAACCGCATCAGGGTCGATGACCGGATGGTGTCGGAGCTTGCGGCGCTCGAGGAGGCCGCGAGCATGACGCTCGAGACCGCGCAGTTTGCCCCGCTGCGCAACCAGCTCAACAACATCCTGAGCAAGGTGGACGACCAGGACCGCATCTCGGGCGAGGCCTACCAGCGCATCCGCACCATCGCCGCCGACATGGGCCGCAACCCGGCCCTCGCCGGCGTGTCGCGGCAGCTCCGCGAGACCATCGACTCCGCCCTCGAGCGCAGCGCCGGCCCGGACGCCGCCGCCGCCATCAGACAGGCCCGCAGGCAGTACCGCAACCTCAAGCTCTTGGAGCCGGCGGTGGCAGCCAACGCGACCGGCAACATCTCGCCGGCGGCGCTCGCCTCCTCCACGGGCACCGCGCGGCAGCGCGGCGCGGCGCTTTACGATCGCGGCGACGCAGACATGGCGCGCCTCGCGCGTGATATGAGGACGATGGCCGAGACCATGCCGCAGTCTGGAACCGTGCCGCGCGCCGGCATCCAGGCGGTAGGGGCGGCGATTCCGGCGGCTGGCGCCCTTGGCTACAACCTATACACCGGACAAGAGCCAGCCGAGAATGTACTCGGCCTCGGAGCCCTCGGCGCGGCCGCGATGTTCGCCCCACGCGGCGCGGCGCGGCTCTACCAGAGCCCGGCTATCCAGCAGTATCTGATGCGTGGTATACAGTCGCCGCTCGCCAGGCGTGCAATGATGTCGCGTGGCACTCGAGGGATCGCAACCTATGCCCCAGCAGCAGGACTCCTCTCGTCGGAAGACTGACCGCCACGCCCGGCTGCAGATCCCGCGTCGGTTCCAGCTGCACGGCCACGAGGTCACGGTGCGGATCATCCCGCGCACCCGGTGGCCGCATTCGATGGATACCGTCGGGATGTACGACCCGACCCGTCACCGCATCGACCTGCGGGGCGATTTGGGCGACACCGAGCTCCAGCAGGCCTTCTGCCACGAGTGGACGCACGCCCTGCTGTGCGAGATGAACCACCCGCTAAACGACGACGAGGTATTCGTGGACAACTTGGCGAGCCTACTTCACCAGTCGCTGACGACCTTTGACTGGGACGCCAAGCCATGATGACCGCATCCGACCAAGACTTCATCGCGGCATGGCAGCGCCTAAAACGACCCGCAGATGTGGCAAGGGCGCTGAACCTTTCGGTGCGGCAAGTGTTCACGCGCCGCCGATCGCTCGAGACAAAGCACGGCATCGTGCTCGAATCTGAAAACAGCAGGGTCTGTACCGAGAACACGCGAGGCCCGTCGGGCGCCGCCTTCCGCGCTCACAAGCTCGCCGCCGAGCGGGCGACCAAGTACGAGGGCGAGATGCACGACACCATCGAGGACGGCGTGGTGCTCGTGGCGAGTGATTGCCACTATTGGCCAGGTGTCGTCACCGTCGCGCACGAGGCATTCTGTCGGCTCGCCAAGAAGCTCAAGCCCGAGATGGTCATCCTCAACGGCGACATCTTGGACGGCGCTCGCATCAGCCGGCACCCCCGAATCATGTGGGAGC